TACTTTTATTGTAGCTTGACACAGTTTAGTTTACACTCTCTTCCCTTCTCGGAGCTAACACAGAGTCTGATGGATGGCAGGACGCTTCTGCGTTCTTCGAGACATTCTCCGGCATGTCAAGTTCACTGTCAAAGGTGGTAACAAGCGCGGAGTCCGGCAACGTTGGTGGAATCCTTGCCGGTGTCACTGGCATATTTACCTCTCCTATTAAGGCGTTTGCAAAGGCTCATGATGCCAAGCTCGACAGACAGATAAAGCTTGCAGAGAGACAGCTGAATGAATTGAAGAACCTATCTAGCAATATCAGTTCCGTTATTGAAAAGACACTCGGTGGAATCTATTCTTACAATAGGTCTTCCGATGCGAATAAAAAGCTCAACGATGTCAAGAATGACTATAAGGCTTGGGATGCTTTTTCTAAGACCGATATTGGAAAGAATTTCTTTGGAGGTCACAACTTCAGTCACTACAGCAAGGAGACCTATGATGCTGTGATGAAGACAGAGACGAATCCTTCCGCATACGCAGATCAGCTCGCCCTACTCCACGCTCAGGAAGACGAGTTGAGAAAGCAGAGACAAGCTGAGGAGGATAAGAAAAAGACGGACAAGGATAAGATTGCTGACTACGACCAGCAAATCAAGGAGATGCAGTTGCAGATTAAGACGTTCGCACAGGACTTCCTTAAAGACGTTTACTCTATCGATATGAAGAGCTGGGGAAATCAGCTGACTGATACTGTTGTGAGCGCATGGACTAAGGGGGAAGATGCGGTTGAGGCTTACAAGAATAAGGTCAAGGAAATGGTTCGCGAAGTTACGAAGAATATTGTATCTCAGAAAATCATGGAGAAGGCACTTGAAAAACCTCTCGAATGGCTTACAGGTATCCTTGATGAAAAGGGTAAACTTGATGAGACCGACATGGACGATTTTGCGGACAAGCTCTACCAAGTTGGCGAAAATGTAGTTCCTCAGTTAACCGGTATCTTCGATGCTCTAAAGGAAAAGGGACTTGATTTGAGAGAAAACGGAAGTTCCTCTTTGACCAACTCGATAAAAGGCATTACCGAGGAGACAGGTGATCTTTTTGCATCCTATCTTAACGCGATTAGACTTGATGTCTCTGTAATTAGGGAAATGCAGGGCAAGTTCCTTCCTGAGATGAGCGAGATTTCAAAATCTCAGCTCACGAAGCTCAACCTTATTGCTCGGAATACCTTGCGCAATGCAGATGCAGCAGAGAGAATCGAGAAAATTTTCATTGAGTATAACGATAACTTCAACAGAGTTATCAATGGTACGAAATCTTTAAAAATGAAATAATTATGTTTGAAAAAAGAAATTTATCAGACAGAATGAAGAACGAGGCGGTTTCACTGGGTCTTTGCGCTCAGTGGACCGCCGAGTGGCACGACAACTCATCCAAGCATGAGATGGTCGAGAAGTTTGTTAAGGGTATTGACTTCTGTATCGGAAAGAACTGGCCTTCGACCAAGGATATGAAGAAGTACTTTGGTGATGTCATTCATGATCATGGTGTGTATGTTGACGAGAACGTTGACCTGCAAAATCCGAAGGTTGTCATCCTCAATGGAGAGTGCGTAGCAAATATCAGCTATGACTGGATGGATAGTGGTGAGATATATGTAAGGCACAACTCTTCACTTTACCTGAAGGTTAAGGGATTCTCCAGGGTGTTTGTCAATCTGTTAGATGGTGCAGAGCTTCATGTTGAATGCGAAGATACCGCGAAGTGCTTCGTCTACCAATACGGAGGAACAGTCGTGAAAGCTACCGGACCAGTCAATATCAGGGACAGACACGATTTTAAGTTCAATTAACGCATGTTTATACGTATATTGCTTGCATGTTTATGCATTTTTTTGTATATTTGCAAATATAAAAAGTTGATTTAAGGTATGAAAGAATATTTCAGGATATACATGCAGAAGGAAGGCGATGGGAATGAGGTGAAGGACTCCATCGCCGACTTCGGTATGTATGTTAGCGAGAGTCCGTTCAAGCCTTGCGATTCAGTCAAGGAACCTGTGAAAAGGGAATGGCACGACGAGCATGGTGACGACGAGTATATTGGCAAGGATGGTCTCTATATGGCGGCATACGAGAACAAGGTCAAGTTTCTGTTCAAGGGTAATGCCTTCGGCGCAAACGAGAAGTGTAAGGCTTTCATCGACTATCTCCGCAAGTCTGGCATGATGAAGATGTACTGCGACTTCAACAAGATAGGAAGGCAGCATGTGAGACTGAAGAGCATTGATCCGGACCTGTACAGATACCCGGGCAACGAGGACTTGCTAGTTCTCTCTATCACTTTCAAGTTTAACGACCCTGTTACTGACATAAAGCCAATCATGGACGCACAGGGCAGTATTTCAAATTTAGGATAAAGACACATGAGTACTTGGAATATTTATCATAAGGATGGCTCGAAGCTGACAGACGTTAACGGAGAGCAGATAACCGTTCATGGATTGGAATACTCCGATTCTTGGATGGGTGAGTGCTTCGTGACTATCAATTTCAAGCATGAAGTGCCTATCAACTTTCAGATAGGCGACTATATTGTCTATCGTGGCGAGCGGTTTGAGCTCAACTACGAGCCGGGCAAGGATAAGCAGGCCAGACCCGACACATATGGAGAGGGCTTCGTATATGACAGCGTAAAGTTCAATGCATTGCAGGATGAGCTTGCCAGGGCAGAGTTCCTCGATGTGGTATTGAACGATAACGAGCTTCACTACACTGCCCTACCGAAATTTCCATTCTATGTACAGACTTTGGATGATTTGCTAGACAGGATCCAGGCGAACCTCGATGAGCAGATTGGTGCAGGTCTTTGGAAGATTTACTCCAGAAATATGGAACGTTCCGTTCAGCGTGGATGCCTCGCGAGCGACTGGCTGTCAATGTACGGCGAAGGAACAAGAGATAACGTCATCGAATCGATGTCTATTACAGTGGATTCGCAGACCTGTTGGCAGGCCCTTGCGCTTGTGAACGAGAAGTGGGACATAAACTTCATCGTCAGAGGAAGAAATATCTATGTCGGTACTACCGGAATACAGGCGAACCATATCTTCAAGTACGGACTCGGCAATGGACTTTATGAGATTGTTCAGAACGCTGATTCCGACCAGAGTGTTATTACAAGATTGAGAGCTTATGGTTCCGAGAAGAATCTTCCTTCCCACTACTATGCGGACCTCGGTGTCAAGTACGTGGCGAATATCACGAAGGTGGTTACTGCAACAACATACGTAGACCTGAATATCGATATCGATTATGTCGAGACGTATTTCAAGAATAAGAGAAAATACGGTGAATCCCAAGAACAGTCTTTCGGTTGGGTTCTTCAGGTAACATTCGATTTCCAGACTATCATTACCGGTTATGTAACACAGGCATACGACTCTAAAAAATGTAGATTCTATTCTGAGCTGAAGGGAACACAGACTGACACCGGAGATGAGGTATCAAAGGAGAAGCTTGATGCGTTTATTGCGCAGGTCAATGCCGGAAATACAAAGATGTATATAACGTCTGGTCTCAACAAGAAAAATGTTCCTTCGTCCATGAAGGAATATGCAGAGAATCTCCCGAACAATATGTCCATCAACAGACTTATGTTGCCTGGATTCCCTCATGTATCTCTGAGTGATTTCTATGACTCGCTTACTGAACAGGAGAAGAAGTACGTGAACCCTACCGGGAAACAACACAGATTCTCTACAGACCCGCATAGACCATACATCGATTCCATCAACATCGATCAGATTGGTCTTCGTTCGGCATCACAGTTCTTTGATACCGATGATAAGACGAATGGAGTCGTAGAAATCTACCCTACTATCGAGGAGATGGAAATCGGTGGCGTACGTGTTGATGAGATTGGTGAGGGTGTGGCTCCTGATGATGACGGAAGATTTGGCGATAATGAAACCGTAAAGAATGTTGATATCTATCTTAAAAAGGCTATCGACTTTGATATCAACGACTTAAAGGATGACGACTTCTCCATCTCGATGAAGGATGGTATGTGTGGCGGACGAACATTCAAGGTGGCATCCTCTACCAAGGTAGATGGAAGATGGAGGCTTACTATTGAGAGAGTCAAGGATGATGCTCTTGAGCTGTGGTTCCCATACAAGGATTACCCTATCAAGAAAGGCGACCATTTCGTCCTTACCGGCATCACCCTCCCTGATTCGTATGTCAATGCTGCATCACTGAAGCTTCTAAAATACGCCATAGCGCTCCTTGATAAGAATGACTATACAAGGTATGTATATCAGCCTAAGGTAGATGAGATTTTCATGGCAAGGCAGCACGACCAAGCGGAGGCAGACGATACCGGAGTTATCAAGAGCCTCCACGATACGCTTAAGGCCGGCGACCTGATGAACTTCAATGATACAGACCTCAATATCGAAGGAATCATCTCTATCGACCAGCTCACGATCAAGGAAGAAGATGGCAAGATACCGACATACGACATAACTCTTCGTGAGGATAAAGAGGTTGGTACTATCCAGAAGATTCAGCAGCAGATTTCGTCGCTCCAAAGCGGAAATGGAGGAACTGGTGCAGGCTTGACAACTACACAAGTCAAGGGCCAGATTGCAACAGAAGGAAGTAAGCACTTTATCTCAAAGATAACCGACGACACCTCAAAAGGTACAGTTACCTGGGAAAAGGTACAGAAGTTCTTGCAGGGAGTGAAGGTCGGGGCGAACGGGGATTGGACTCTTGACGAACTAGATAACACCCATCTAACCACAGATTATCTACAAGTCAGAATGAAAGCAATCTTCGAGACCTTGGAAATATTGCATACAGACACATTGGGTGGTGAATTGTTCATCACCCCAGTAGGCAGTAACCGAATATTGAAGGTTGAGGAGGTGAATATTACCTATGATGGTGTTAGTCAGAAGGCTTACAGATGCTACTTCCTTGGTGAGCAAGATGGCTCAAAGGTGGAGAATAAATGGAAGGTTGGAGACCAAGCGAGAAGCAAGAGTTTCAACCTCACACAAGGGAAATATCACAATGTCGGCAATCACTACTATTGGCGACTAGTCATCGGTGTGTCTACAGAAACCGTTGAGATAGATGGCAAGAAATATCACTACGTGGACTTGTCGGACATCGACAAGGACGCAGCCAGCGATGAGCCTATGGTTGATGACATTCTGAATCAGTGCGGTAATAGAACGGACAACGCAAGGCAGAGTTGCTTAGTATTCTCTGCCGTTGACACCTATTCCCCTTGCATAACGCTCTATCACGGAGTTGACGGCTACACCTTTAATAACAAGGAGTATGTGGACTATGGCGTGAACCATTCCACGAACAAGGCTTTCTTCCACGTCTACGGAGATATGTACTTCGGAGACAGACCTACTAGTGCCAATAATTACGAGGGTGAATCCTATGTCAAGTTTGATAGCGAGACGAA